AGATGTGATAGTGAGGTCGTTGATTTTCGTCCCCGTATTCGCCGCAATAAAAGTAGCGGACTTTTTGTGGCACGTTTTTGCGTAGTTTGCGGATGAATTTTTGTACGTGTTGCGGCCGTAGGGAGTAATCGGAGGGTATGTAGTGTCCCTGGTTGTATTGTTCGTCGGTACATTCTGAGGGGTCTCTGTAAGTAAGAGTAACGAATGAATTGCCGTTTTGATCGAGGTACAAGTAAGACTCGTGGACAATCCGAATTGCCCACATGAGGCTATGATCCAGGCGGCAGCCAAGGCACTGACCGCAAGCCACTTCCAGTGTTTGGGCGGTCCCCGTTTTTTTGAAAGTAAGCCCACCTGTGATTCTATCCTTGTATCCCTTTAGAGGTGTATAGCAAGGCATTACATCCTATAGCCGCCTCTGGCGGTTGGTGTTCGGTGGTTCTTTGGGTGCGTGCCGGCGTTCCGGGAGAAGTTGCGGCGGGATTTCCGCCGTGAAATTTTGTGTCTTCGCATTTTTACGTTTCCTTTTCATCATAGACAAAGGCGCAGAGTTTAGCCATCTCTCGAGCGTTTTGAGACAGGACTTTTGGTGATGTGTTGAGGTTTACGAATGAGCTATCTCCGTCCGTGCCACATTGGAGCGAGGTGACGGAGCAGCCCATCGTTGCTGGAAGGATAACCAGCATTAATAGGGTATTTTTTGTTTTTTTGTTTGTTTGGCGCATTTGGTCCCTTTTTGTTGGTTTTTTTATACGCCTATTGTGCCGGAGTCGCAAGCTTCTCTACGGCTTTTGGCGTATTTTTTTGTTTTTTTTTGTATTTTGGGACCAGTGCGCCAGTTCCCTATCAAGTAGAAGGGGAACTGACGCCCAGAGACTGGTCGTTTTAGGTCGTAGGCGGCTCTGTAGTCGCCGCTGAGGGCGCCTCCGGCGCCGAGCTGGCAGGAGGGTCGTCTGGTGCGGACTTGCCGCTGACGTCTATATTTTGCCTGCCAGGTGCTGCTAGTTTTGGCAGCTTGTTTGCCAGGTCGTCTTTGTTTGCTGGATCGTTGACGAAGTCAAAGAACGCTGCTGGAGATTGTTTGAACTCGTTACGGAGTTCTGATGGTAGGGCGTCGAATACTTCGCGCCCTGCTGTGAGGTTTATTTGTGCTTCGAGGAAATCGAAGTTGGAGAAGTCACCATAGGTGCCTTCATATTTCTCGAGATGCGAGAGTGTACCGGCCTTTTGAGCCCGGTGGAGTATTTTGTTGATGTCCGTTTCGTCCCGGAAGGACTGTTTTGTGCGGCCATCTTTATACTTTTTGACTTGAAGTTTAGGTCCGAATAATGACATTAGTTTCGTTTCCTTGCGTCTGCGGCTACCTTTCGGAGCCGCTCTTTTGAAGCTGCGGGATTCCGAGCTATTTCGGCCATCATGGCCCGTTGCTCGGGTGTTAAGTTTCTCAGTTGTACGCCGATAGGATTTTTTCGGTATTTGCTTGAGCTGATTGCTGTTGTTGGCATTGGCGCTGGTTCTGGATATGGATAAGTTTGTACTCCCTTCGGGGAGTTCCATTTTTTTGCTGTTGCGGCGTTGGTTATTGATTCGGCAGAGAGTCCGCCCATTTCTGGGACGGTGCCGATTAATTTTTCTTTGAGCCATCTGAAGATGGAGCCTTTGGTAGACGATAGTTCGCCTTCAAAGTCTATTTTTTTTGTTGTTGCTTTAGTGAGTGCGAGTTGTGCTGCCGAATGAGCAGCTTGCATTGATTTTGCGGCGCCTTCTACTGCGGCTCCGCCGACGTTGCCCATCTGGGCTACCGCCCCTCCGGGGGTAGATGCGCCTTTGCCGGTATAACCGAGGATTCGGTTGAGGCCAGCGGCCTCCAGGTCTTTTGTTTCGCGTTGGTGTGCGGTTGACGACATTCGTTCTTGAAAGGCACGATTTTCACGAGCGATACGCTCGTTAGATTTATTAGCGTCGGACTGCCCCCGGCCGGACATTATGCCGCCGAGGACAGATGCTGCAGGACCCCAAGGAAATGGCATCAGAAGTGATCGATGTTGCCAGGTACGCCGTACAGCGGTAGCGGCCGAGCAGCTTTGATTTCATGATAGAAGTCCGCGAGGAATTGAGGTTGAGAAGGTACCGCGATCGCTCGATCGAGCGGGACGCGGGTATTTGCCTGGATGAAGGTATCACCCAGGGCCGGAAGTGATGCGAAATCTTCCGAGAGGTGCCAGGAAGCGAGTGTACCTATTGTGGTGACGCCACCAGAAGTGGCGGGACGGAGTAGCGACGTGATTTTTGAATTTAGGAATCGGTATTCGGCGTAGCGTTCCTGATAACCGAAGACGAGATCGTCTGTTGCTGGTGTACCGGTTCCGGTAATCCAGATTTCGGAGTTCAGGATAGATTGTTCCCCGATTCCGCTGAGCACGGGATAGAAGAATTCATACCGTGTGAGTTTGGACCAATAGCGGTCGACGCCTTGAGAATAAGTTATGTCGCCGCGTATGTTACCGAGGACTAGAAGGACACCGTGTTCGACGAATGATTTGGTCCAGGAGTGTGTGCCAGAGACTGTGCCGTTAGCGGCCAGATTACCGACTTTGTCGGATTCTGTTGGTGTGGTTTGTGCTGACTGCTGAGCAACAGGCGTCAGGTTAATTACCGAACTGCCGCCGCCGAGAAATTCGGCGCGTTGTAAGCGGAAGTCGGGTGAAGTTACGCCCCAGTGAGCTTTAAGGGCTTCGACATACCTTGTGCCTGATCTGGCATCGCGCTCAAGAAGGCGCTGAGTCTGGAACGCCAGACGTATGTCGTTAATGTTTGCTGCGGTTGCGTTGGTTAGATCGGCGAATAGTCCGCCGTCTGCCAGAGTTGCTGTGTCGAGGATTACATCGCCCGGTGGTCCGGCGATTACCTCGATAGTTCTGTGAAGTGTTGATCCGGCTCCCGCTGATGACCAGACGCCTATCGATTCATTGTCGAGTGCGTCGGTAAAGATTTGAGCGGTAGAGCCGAGTGGTAATGATACGGCAGTACTGCCTTTTTGCGGCCAGGGTAGTGCCGAAGTGAAATAGTCTTTGCGTTTTCCTCGAGGAAGTGGAAACGCTTGTAAGTGATTTGCGCCCGTTGGCGCGCTAGTGAGTGCATCTGGGCCGTCGCCCAGGTTATGCGCATGGAATTGACTGTCTTGTAGGTTCTCGTCCCGAAACCAGTCGTCGAATATTTTTGAGTATGCGCGGTGAGGCATTGAAGTTACTGGGACATCATCCGGAATTGCGAGTGGTGGCAGTCCGAAATGATCCCAGAGTGTAGTGCCAACGGCAGTGAATGCTGCCGTGGCGTGAGTGAGAATTGGAATAGTGAAGTCGATAGAGTCTGCAGGATTGTCTTGTGCGCCGTGGAAGCGTTCATGGTTGGTCCAAATCGTGCGATACGGCACGAAAAATGAGAACGTTTCGAATCTCATATTATCAAGGATCGGCCGCAACATTGTGTTGAGCCTAATGAAGAAATTCGTTTTGAAATTGAATGTGTCGCCAGGAATGATATCGATAGGTTGACAGATTGGATAAAGTAGATCGGCGTCTAAAACGGTCTTATGTGAGTGAGACAGATTGAAAGATGACCGCGGGATTTTCGCGGTTGGAACCTGAGAGAATTGATGTTGGGATTTCATTGTGAGTTGCCTTGATGTGAGACGGTGAATGCTTCAGGATTTTCTTTGCGTAGGATTTCATCGTTGTCTTTTTTTACGTTGCGCGAGAGTGCAACGAGTTCGAGGCCTGTTGCCAGGCACTCGTTATTTTCGTTTGTGAGTTTTCCAGTCAGGTTGTCGAATGCCCCGAGACGGAATACTGAATAGTCCTCGGGGTGTTGTCCATAGATGTGTTCTGCATTATTGACTAGGTCTGAGAATTCGCGAGTTACCATGCCATCGGCCTGGGCGAATATAGGCCGGTCGTAGATGCCGGATGCAGTGTCAAAGATTGCGTAAAGTTGCGTGTTCATGACTGCTTCCTTTTTGTTGGATGGGAAGCTCTCTGACTTTTATCTTTTCAGTTTTTCATATCTACAGGTTCCTTTTTGAGTTTTGGTTGCGCATAAGTGCGCAATGGTATTTAGCTTTAAGCCTTTCAGGAGTGAAGTCCGCTCGGTGGTATTTGATGAATTGTTGTCTAAGTTCTTTAACCAATTCAAGTGTTGCTGGATCTTCCGATCCAAGGATGTTCGTGTAATAGCGGGGTACTTTTTTAATGATCCCTTTTCCCGGTACGGGTACCTCGTCGGAGGGGAATATGTCGTCGGTAAATTTTTCATAGAAACCAGCGCCTAAGCCGCAGGGTTTGTTCCGACCAGTTGACATTCGTATGTACTCCGGTAAAAGCCAATAGGCTTCGCCATGTTCGTCGCATCGTAGATAGTGCTCCTGGGCTTGTTTGCCGGTGATTTTTTTGAGGGAGTATTTTGCAGTGTAAGCTGCTGTTTCGAAGTTGAGAGCAGCGCAAGTGCTGAAGCCATAAGGCCAAAGTTTGTCGAGTGTTGGGGATGTGTAAGTGTAGAAGCCTTCGTCGTCGCCGAAGAGCTGCTGATCGTTGAAGCATATATTGAACAGACAGATGTGATAGTGAGGTCGTTGATTTTCGTCCCCGTATTCGCCGCAATAAAAGTAGCGGACTTTTTGTGGCACGTTTTTGCGTAGTTTGCGGATGAATTTTTGTACGTGTTGCGGCCGTAGGGAGTAATCGGAGGGTATGTAGT